CTACTCTTACTACTCTTACTACTCTTACTACTACTCCCACTACCCTCACTACTCTTACTACTCTTACTACTACAACCCCCACTACCCTCACTACTCTTACTACTCTTACTACTACAACCTCTACTACCCCCACTACCCTCACTACTCTTACTACTACCCCCACTACCCTCACTACTCTTACTACTCTTACTACTACCCCCACTACCCTCACTACTCTTACTACTCTTACTACTTCTACTTCTACCACTGGACTTGTCACGACTTTAACAGTACCAACACCTCCTCACCTACCTACTTCTCCCACCCTCACCCCAGCGACTACAACAGTAACCATGCTCGACGTCCAGCAGCCAGGATTACCACAATACGATTGGATGGGCGCTGCTGCTGACGGTACGGGAACACCTTTAGAGTTTAGCGCTGGAGGAGATTTTACCTTTAGCGGTTTCGGTAGCCGAATTCATGTGTGGAATATATGCGATACGTCTCGTATCCGTATGGCTGGAGTGTTGATTAATAAAGCTGACCCTTTAACTTCATGCTGGAATAATGACTGGCACGGCCCTACAGGAAGATGGTACAACGGCGCCGCTTGTGATTATTATGGTAAGTATGGCCTGTACTCAGAAAATAAATGGGAGGGGCATAGTTTCCGTAATCAGGGAATTTTCCGTCTTATGGTGGGAGTTCAAGGAGACTTAAAGAGTCTTGTGGAGTCTTATTACTTAGAATCAGGTTCTGGGTCTGCACCACTACCTCAACAAGTTACAGGTCTTGGTTCCCCCGTAGACCAGTTAAATGCTCAAGGGTATCAAACCGCTTTTGATATAGGCACTACCCTCGCAGGCACGGACCCTACAAGCGCTAATATCGTTAACGAGAACTCATCTAGTTCTGTTTCAGGCGTCTCTCATATGTTTGGAGGCGGACTAGCAGGTTATTTCCAAGAGCCTGGAAAGGTTAATGGCTTGTGGACTCATGCTTCTATACGCGATGGCGGAAATATGAAATTTCAGTACGGGGAACTTCACCCTGTATTTGCGGTTCCTCCCCTTGGAATGAGGTGGGAAGGTTACTTAGATAATATGCTGGATGAAAGTGCGCTGGGTACTTTTGCAAATGCTAAACATGCTGGTAATAAAAAGATTTCTCTTGTTTCTGTGTACCGCTCAAACAAACTTCCTTATGATGGTGGTGAGGGTAGAGACGGTATCGGAGAGTTTGACCGCGAGATATCATTCGGCCAAGGGCTGAGGTCACTAAATATATTTGAACTTAACCAATTAGTATAATGGCGAACATAAAAAGAAACATTAGATATTATCAACCAAACGACCCATATTACTGGGAAGTGGATAATCTACCCCTTACGGACTTACTTAGCAATGACGTAGTATTAGAGAATAGGGTTAATGAGCTTGAAGCTCTTTTAGCTGGTTTTGGTGCTCCTAGCAATAAAGGAAAGGTTTCTTTGAACTCTATCTCCGATTTAAAGGCGTGGGCCGAGCCCCTGTCTGGAACGTCGTCTGATTTTGGGAAAATCTTCGTTAGGCCTGGTAAATTCATATCTCGAATGCAGTTACCAGCTACACGGGAAAGTGGCTGGCGCATGATGAGAGATGAATCTTCTTTATTTAATAACGAAGAGTTCCTACATCAAGGCACTAACATGCTGGACACTACCACCTTAACGCCCTTTGCAAGAGAATCTCGTGGCGTGGCACGAACTGCGTTAGTCGAATTTTACGCTAATATAGATGGAAGCGATAAGAGCATTGCGATTGATTCCTTCAATGCTGAAGACTTCAATGAAGGCGCAGCTCCCTATGAGAGGTTAGATTTAATTTACATTAAAGGTACTAAATCTTTAGATACCGACGGAGATTCTTCAACCGCAGTTCCCACGCATTTTCAGGACTCTCTTAGTTCGGCATCTCTAGGGGTTATAAAAGGAGCTTATTTTAGAACAGACCGTGCTGGCGGAGTGCGTACTAATGGTACACGTTTCCTAAACCCGTTAAGCAGAACTAGTGGACGGACTACTGGGATGTCCATGGCAGAGTTGCCTAGAAATACAAGCCTTCCTGGGTTTGGTACGGTACCGATGCCTGAGGACCTTAATAATTTTGCATGGCATTCTACCAACTCCACAACTGCTACGGCTTTAGCTGCCTTACAAGTAACTACGCAGGCTTCATTTTCAGTTCCCGTGGCATATGTAAGAGTTCCCAGTAACTACACCGTAGGGGACCCAATTTCCCCAGACCGTATAATTGATATTCGACCCTTCTTTAGAAGTGCAGAACTTACAGGCTCTGAGCGTCAAGCTGTAGCTTCCTCCTGGGACCCTAATGGAGATAATCCTTTTATGACTAGGTCCCATTTTTTGAGTTTCTATACTCCTTTGGAGAGTAGGGTTAGTTCTGCTGAGAATAATATTGCAAGTAATGCAGGGAGTATTGATGTCAATAGGTCTCAGATTTTTACTTTAAATGACTCTGTATCTACGTTAGAACTATCCGTAAGTGGCACAGGCACTCAACCAACTCATTCATCCTTAAACCACGAAGGTCGTATTGTATCTCTGGAGAGTGCGGCAGGAGGAGGCAGTGGAGGAGGAGGTACTACTCTCCCTACTGAACATACGATGTTCTTATCAGAACCTTACACAGTGTTTAGTTGGCAATTGCAATCTAGCTTAGGCTCTTCAGCCTCCCCCCGTCAATGGATTATCTCTGGTATTCCTGCGTCGGATGCTCCTAATGTGGTAGCTGTTCAATTCGTCGTAAAGTCTGACGGGCAAACCAGTGATACTGACGAAGTTAATATTGTTCAAATGTCTGGTGGAGTTCAAAACATGCATCCTGTTAGTATGTGGGGCGTTGCTCAATCTAATGGTGACCTACGTAGAAATGCAGGAAGCTTTAATACTTTTATGCATGATGTAGATATTGTTACCACGCCTACTGGAGCACAATGTGTTATACATACAGCCGTAGACCAAGGCTCTAGTGACGTTAGACATTCCATTTATGTGACTGGTTACATTGTATCCAGGTAATTAATAATGAAAAACCTAGTTTTAATCCTTGTCCTCTGCATTTTAGCGTCTTGTCAGACCTTAGCAGGTGCTCTCGGAGGAGGGGTAGGAGGAGGTATTGGTGCTGCCTTAGGAGGACCTCCCGCTGCTGCTATTGGCGCGGTTGGAGGTGTCATCGCTATGGAGTCCTTAGTGGGAGGTGCTACCTCTACAGATAAGGTTGCTGCCGCTACAGGTCAACCTCAAGGTGAGGTAGCCTCGGCCGCACGCGAAGCAGGTAGTTTACTGCATACTGTAGGATGGTGGTACTTAATACTATTTGTATTGTTACCCTTACTAACTAAGAAAGGTCGAACCTGGATTAAAAAATTCACCTCTATACACAATTCAGTGTCCAAACAGGACATTGATGACCTTGTAGAAAACACAGTTTCTAAAAAAGACGTAGATGACCATGCAGAGCGTCTACATAAGTTGGAGGGATTTCTTTCCTCCATAAAACCAAAAAATAAATCATGAAGTATTTGAACGAAGAGTCCCAATTTACGCGCATCTCTGACGAGCACGCTCGGTCTATGATGGAAAGCATGGGCTATACAGTCCCTCCCAAAACAACTATCGTTTCCGACGTTTATGTGAACGAAGGTCGTAGGTTCTCCTTAGCAGAAGAAGTTATTGAGGCTGATGACAATGAACTCTATGTTCGGCTAGACGAGCTTAACGAGAGTAGCATTACTCATGTCGATGAAAGTGGTCGGGAGTCTCTTTTGGAGGCTATCTCTTTCGAAGAAGAAGAGTATGTTCTTGAGGGTCTTTACGATGATGGGGAGGGTGGATTATTCGCTCGCCTAATCGGTGAAAGTTTCGATGTCGTTGAAGAAGACGAAGAAGAGGACGAAGATACTGACGAAGACGAAGAGGCGTAATTATGAGTAAGAGTATTGCTATGATGGCCGATGAAATCTTAGAGGGGATGACGGCAACCCCTCACTCTGTAGCAGGTACAGGTGCCGCAGGACTCGTAGAGGGTCAGGGAGAACTTCCTCCTATTTCAGATGAGGCTCGTTCTGCTTTACTGTCTGAATGTATGGGCGCAGTGACCGAACTTGACGAGTTGGACTTATCCAAGCCTAGCGAAGAGACTGAGCAAACGAAGAAAAAGAAAGCTGAGTGGGAGAAAGAGCATCGCGAAAAGCGTAGAGCGCAATCTAGGGCCGCTTCTGTTCGTGGTAACCGTTTAGAGCCTGGAGAAAGTGAGCGCCAAAGTGTGCATACGACCAGTCGAGGTAAGCCAAAAGGTACCGCAGGTCATCGGGATACGCGCTCAGGGGCTGATGGAGATAGGCATGCACAAACTGCTAAGCATTGGAGGGATGAGACCGAACGGGCTGGTAACCCTACGGGCCCTAAAGGTCGTAGCGCTACGGTAATTCCTGGACGTGGAGGTGTTAATCTTGCTAAGAGTGGTCATAAAGCTGCTATCAATCGCAGTCGTGAAGAACGCGGAGCCTCCAAATTAGAAGGTGTGACCGTCACTAAGACTAACAGAACGATGACTCTTATCGACGCCAGTTCTCATCGTGAGCGTATCGCTAACAAGAAGATGGTTAGAGGCGCTCCTATGACTGATGCTGAAAAAGCACAAAAGCGTAAGACTTATAAGCGTAAGCCTGGACAGATGAGCAGCGACTCTTCTAAGCTTGGCTCGTCCGTTGTTGGTCAAAATTACGAATCCAAGAGCTATAAGCCTATCCTAGAGAAGAAGAAATCTGAAGCTGATGCATCAGCGGCCTCCGAAAAATCGGATTTTTGCCCTAAAGACGCTCCGCAAGATGGTGCGGACCCTAGGCAACAACAGCGAACTGGCGCAGCCATGAAAAGTGTCATGGCGGACACTCCTGACGAAGAAGCTGCGGAAACTTCCCGCAGGAAAGATATTGATGCTACTAAAGCTGAGAAGAAAGCTAAAAAGAAAGCTAAGGCAGCATCTAAGTTGACGAAGGAGCAGCGTGAGATTATTCAAAAAGCACGCGCTATCTTAGATGAGATGACGTCTACTGGAGGCATTGGTGTTGGAAAGATGAGCGGTAGTTCTAACAGAGCTTATGATACCGATGGAAAGCCCATGGGTAAAGATGATGTTAAGATTGAGCCCGTTGATAAGTCTCTACGTAAGTTAGACAAGTCGAAGTCCACTAAGAAAGGCAAGAAGAAAGTTGCTAAAAAGAAGAAAGAGCTTAAAGTTACTAAAGAATCTTTTGAAAACTTCCTAAACCTTATTGTTACCGAGTCCCAAAAGTAATGCTGTTAAAAGACATATTTTCGTTTGGAGAAATTACTCTCCTATCTGAAGGACGTGGAAAGGGTCCTGTAAAGTTCCGTGGTATTTTCTCAGAGTGTGAGCGTCCTAACGGGAATAAGCGGATTTACAGTCGTACCTTGTTAGAGCGTGAAGTTAAGAAGCTTCAAAGCCAGATTGGGGACCGCCGCCTTTTAGGTGAGTTAGACCACCCCTCCGATGAGATTGTCCATTTAGGGAATGTCTCTCATGTTATTACTAATCTTAGGATGCAAGGTAATCACGTTATGGGGGAGGGTGAGGTTCTTAATACCCCTGCTGGAAAGGTTCTCACCGAACTGCTTAAAGCTGGTGTAAAGCTTGGCATTTCTTCTAGAGGTACAGGCTCTGTAGATTTAGATGAATCAGGTTCCAATTATCTCGTAGGAGAGAATTATAACATGATAACGTTTGATATGGTCTCCGAACCCTCAAGCCAAGATGCTTTTCCCTCCATTTCTGAAAGGCGAGAGTTAGTATCCGAAGCTCGTAAACCCATCGTCGAAGAGCTTGAACACTTCCACAATGACCGAATTTATATTACTGCGCTGAAAAGGAAACTTGGCAAGATTTAGAAAAAAACCGCCTCCCTCCTTCCCGCTTAGTAAATAATCAGTAGTAGAGAAACTAAACATGAGTAACCACATAGATAAAATTGTTGAAGCGCTTCCCGAAGGTCTTACAGAGACTGGAATTGAGGAAGTTGCTGTATTGCTTGACGAGGTCGTAGAAGACCGTGTTGCCGAAGAGGTTAAGTTACTTGAAGCTAAAGTAAAAGCATTCCTGCGTACTAAACTTGACGAGCTTAAAGGGACCGCGCAGCGGGAACTTGAGGCCGATAACAAGCTTGTTCGCGCATATAAGGTTTTCGAAGCCGTTAAGACGATTGTTGCTGCCGAGCTGGAAAGCGAGGACGTGACTAGTGCTGTTAAGACGTACGAAGTAGAAAACACGAGACTTCAAAGCGAGGTTGTATCAATCAATGTTCAGCTCGAAGAATCTCTCAAAACAGTCAATCTTTTGGAATCCAAATTGGACCACCGAGAGAGTGAACTTAGTCAACTTAGTGAGGCACTTGTAGATGAAAAGGAAAAGGCTGAAATTCCTTTCAAGTCCTCCGAGTCGGCAGTCATGATTTCTAACGAAAGCCATGGCTCCCCAAGTCTTCCAGCAGCAGCCCTGGAGAATTTCTTCCTGAACGAGGACGTTATACGTTTGTCCAACCGTCAAGAAAGGAGTTAAAAAAATTATGTTAAATAAAGAAATTTCTAATACTCTATGCGAAAAGTGGAGCCCAATTCTTGAAGGTGTTGCCGACCAGTACACTCGTGAGACTACTGCCGTCCTCCTTGAGAACCAAGCACGCCACATTTTAAATGAAGCGCAAAAGGATGGAATGTTATCCGAAGCCACCCCTGGCCAAGCACCAACTTCTGTTGGTACTATCGGTACATTCCAAAAATTTGCGTTTCCGCTCGTTCGTCGGGTTTTCCCCGAATTGATTGCCAACAAGATTTGTGGTGTTCAGCCCATGCAAGGCCCCGTATCCCAGATTTTCTATCTAGGCTACGACCGCGCATCTGAAACCCGCCGTCAAACCATTTACAGCAAGTACAACCTCACCTATGGCCAAGAAGCCATTGGGGATGCTACTACTCAGTGGAGTGGCGCGTCTCTTGATAGCATGAACGTGGGCGCGGATAACTATTCTGCTCTTGATACGTCAAACATCAAGGCAAACCAGATGACCGTTCCTTCGGCTACTGTCGGAGGTCAAATTGCTGCGTTCCCTGTTTCAGGCCGCACGGCTGGTTATGATGTCTCTACGGGTGAAGTTCTTGGTACGACTAAGATTCCTAACGGAACTCTTTCGTCTCTTTTTCATGATGATACCCCCTACGGTACTATCCCTGAGATTAACTTCCACATCGAGCAACAGGCCATTACGGCTCGTACTCGTAAGTTCCGCGCTCTGTGGACCTTGGAAGCGGCTCAGGACCTTCGTGCCTATCACAACCTTGACCTTGAGCGAGAACTGACTGACCTTCTTGGTAAGGAAGTTGCTCTTGAGATTGACCGTGAGCTTGTTGAAGATATGCGTTCCATTGCGTACGATATGTCTGGTGGTTCTTTCCAACGTACTATGTTGGACCTCCCGAACAGTAACAACATTACTGGTACGGGTACGAACCAAACGGTTTTCGACCCGACAAACTTCCTGTATGACACGGTTGGTCTTTCCGCCGCTCCTGGAGGTGGTCAGTATCAAACGAACCGCAACATTTACTTTGTTGATTTCGCTTCTACTGCTCTTAACGTTAGCCCTCGTCACGTTGGTCAGTCATACGCAAACCTTCTTGCAGTGCTTAACTTCGCGTCGCAGGATATTTACAAGACGACCTATCGTGGTGCTGGTAACTGGATTGTTACTTCTCCGCTTGTGGCCGCTATCCTTAACTCCGCTTCCAAACTTGAAGGTGGTGTGAAGGCTGGTAACTGGGAAGGCCAACTTGGCGCTAACATCAACTACGCTGGTAAACTCCAGGGCATGTTCGATGTTTACGTTGACCCGCTGTATCCCGATGACGAGATGATGATGGGCTACAAAGGCTCCTCCCCGATGGACTCTGGATTCGTGTACTCTCCGTACATCCCTCTTCAGATGTTGCCTACCATCACCGACCCTGAGACGTTCCAACCTCGTAAGGGCTTGCTCACTCGCTACGGTAAAGCCGCAGTGACTCCTGAGTCTCGCTTCTTCCGAATTATCCGTCTTATCGGTGCAGGTACGAACTACATGTTCCGTCCTGGTGTTCGTAACAACGCTACGCTAAACTGATAGCTAGTAAGTAGTTAATATAAAAGAGGGTCGCACTTTTTAAGGTGTGGCCCTCTTTGTTTGTCTATATACAGTAGAGGTACCTCTATGCAAAGAATCACATATACGAATACGCGCTCCACTACCGTTAAACTTAAGTTAAGTACAGGTTACGCCCTACTCCCAGGAGACAGCCAGATTATACTAGGAGAGCTGGTTGAGGCTCCTTCCTATGTAGTTATTGGAGAGGGACTCCCCCCTCACGTGTTAGGAGTGGATGAGAACTCAGTTTCTGTAATGGAAGCTCCTGTTGTGGAAGCTCCTGTTGTGGAAGCTCCTGTTGTTACTCCCAAAAAAAAATCAACTAAGAAAACCCCTAAGAAAACTGTCTCAGAGGAATAGTAAATGAGCTATAGAGCGGTAAAACCTCAAACCCGTTATGGCAATACTTTTGGTAATGTCAGTGGTAGTAACGCTGAGTTAAATTCTTGGGACTACTACGGGGAAATTGACTATACAACATTAAACCGTAGGCGGTTTAAAAACCAGACGTACATGTCTGAGTTCTATCAAAGTATCCAAGACTTCGTCTTGGCACGCCTAGGGTTTCCTGTCGTTAGAGTAGAGCTTACCGAGTTTCAAATAACCACCGCTATTGATGAAGCTATCTCTAAATTAGATTACCACGCACCCGATTGGTGTAATCAATTTTGCACCTTCGCAACATCTGCAGGTATCGCTTTGTACGAGTTACCTCAGGTGGTTATGAATAACCTTAAGCAGGCTGTGTATAACAAACAGTTACTAAATTTCGCTGCTGCAAATGATACTTTAGAGTTTGATTTCTTTATCAAGTATTTTCAAGATAACTTTCTAGCTAGAGATTTCTCGGTCGGTGACTACTACCTTACCATATCTCACCTTGAGATGATGCGTAAGATTCTAGGTAATGATGGAACCTTCAATGTAGTTAACGGTAGGTTTTTAAATATTGCGCCTACACCCCAAGGCCAGCAGGAAGTTTTAGTGGAGTTTAAGGCACTCGACAGTACTACGTTACATCCGTATTTTATTAGCTGGCTTCAAAAATATTCTTTAGCTATTTCTAAAGTTATTTTAGGTCAAATTCGCGGGAAATATCAAACACTACCTTCTCCTGGCGGAGGGGCTCAATTAAATGGCGAGTCCTTGATTCAGCAAGGTAATGAAGAACAAGCAAAGCTTGTTGAAGACCTGATGTTAGAAATCGAAGAACCCCCTGGGTTTAGTACCTTCTAATGGCTGACCGTAAACAGTTTCGGACCTCCTCCAAAATTGTTGGAGATACATCGTTAGAGACTAACGACCAGCTCAACCTATACGATTTAGATAATCCCGATATCGAGATGTTCAATCTTGTAGACGATGAGCTAATTCGTTTAAGCGGGTCTAAAATTCTCCTTTATAAGTTTTATAGGAGGGAAGGGTTAAAAGATAACGTGTACGGAGAGGATTCTCAGAAGGCTATTTCAGATACCCCCCTAGTTCTTCATGGTCATTATGAAGCTCAAGCTTTAGAGGAGAACCTAACAGAGTTTGGTATCGAGATAACGAGTGAACAGCTTTTTACGTTCAACAGGAGTTATATTGATAAACTGGTGGGACGGCCTATAATTGCTGGTGATATTCTACAGCCTGAGTTTCAAAATTTAAAGTACGAGGTTTTTGAAGTTCAAGAAGACCAGTTTGATATTTATGGTGTGTATCACTTAGTTTGTGCCGCTAAAGTACTTCGCGACGACGAAGATATTACGAGAGAAGAGGAATCCTTCCCTCAGGATGAGGTGTATTAATGGCTGGCGCTTTTTGGACTATAGACGCGATAAGAACCGAGCTGGAAGCTTTGGACCTTCACGCTGGGTATCAACCTGCTAATTTCTATAAAGACTTTACTCGTAGGTTAAAAGAGATATTAGGGGGGTTCCAAGTCCTTAAAGGTGATGGCACTTTAAGAACTGTAGATATTATTTATGCAAATCCTGAGCGAGCCATTGCTAAAATAACTGAAACTAAAAATACTCTTCTGCCTATCCTCTCACTTCAGTTTGAGGGTGTAGAGTTAGACACCACTAGGAGAAAGCCTGCCGCCGCTATTGTAGAAAAGAAGTTCTGGGATAGCGACAAACAAAGGGCTATTCGATACATTGCGTTAGCCCCTCCAGCGGCCAACCTATCATTTGGTGTAAATGTTTGGGGTAAGTATGTGGATGAGGTTAATCAGCTTACTGAGCAGATATTACTTTTATTTCGACCCAATCTTAATATAGATATTCACCCTCATGAGAGCTACGAAGCTTTCGTGTTAGATGTAGGAGACGCTGCCAACTTGACGGCTGGAGATAGAGAGGACCGTGTAGTTAGACGTACTGTACGCTTTAAAGTAGAGTCTTACATTCCAGGTAATGTTTTTCGCTTTACAAATACAAGCGAAATGAAAACTTTAAATTTTGAACAATACATAGAAGAAACTTCAGGTCTTCAAACTTTAGAAAGCTTTTATGCAGGCGGAGGGTTTCCTTTCGCTCTAAATAAAGTGGATAATAGGGGCGGAGGAATCACCACAATTCCAGGTTCATAACGAATTTAAAAAATCTGCGATGTTTTGCGAGCGAGTGTTCTAAATATAGTAGAGGAAAATCCTAATGTCTGTTTATAAGAAAATTAAAAATACCACTCACCAAGGACTTGAAGTGATTATTAAGACCCCTTCGGGTCAATTTGACCATATTTGGGTTCCTTCAAAACAGTCGGTTGTAGTCCCCACCGATTCAATCACTGATTTAATTCGTGTCGCTGAGCAGCGACAAATGGTTAAAATCACAAACGCTTAATTAATAGGAGAATATTAAAACATGCCTGCATACGTTAGCCCTGGTGTATATGTCATCGAAAAGGACTGGTCTGATTACAGCCCGTCCCTTAACTCTACTTCGGTAGGGATTCTTGGCTTTGCCTCTCAAGGTCCAGTTGGATTAGCTACTTTAGTTACCAACGCGGACCAACTCGTTAGTAGATTCGGTCGCCCCGATGACGCTGAAGGTGGTTTTGGTCTTATCGGTGCTTACCATATCCTAGACCGAACCAATACAGTTTACTTTACGCGAACTGCTACTACTGATGCTGCTGTAGCTGAGGTTGGTGTTAAGGTTGGTAATTGTCCTCACGTTGGTGCCACGGAACTTACTACGAATAACAACTATCTCTTTATTGTGAGCGTTAAGGATGGTGTCGGACTTGATAGGACTACTACCCCCCTAATCTTCAACTGCCCCGCAGCGTCAAGTAACGCTTCCCTTGTAGGAGGCGCTGATGCTATTATGAATCAGGTCAATATTCGCACTACGCCTAATTCTCCTGTATCTTTCAACAGGCTAACCAGCGCTACTGGTGACTTTGTCGGCTCGTTCGCGGGCTCGGGCGCGGAAGTCGAGATTTACGCATGGTCTTCAACAGCGTCATTTGGTGTTATCCCCCCAGGAACTACAGGTGGCGTAGGTGGAACTGTCAGCAGTTTGTCTGCGAACAACGCTGCTCTAGCTGATGTAAGCGGTAACATGACGCTAACCCCCAATAACGGAGTTGAAGATATTGCGGTCGCTTCAGGAGTTACTTCTTCTGGAACTGAGTTCGAGTTATCCGCTGTAAGTGGTGGTGGTTATATCACCCGCAGTTTATATCCTGGTGCAGGGTACAACTTTAGTAGTACCATTGAAACCTATGGTATTAAAAATACTGGATTACAGAACCTTACTAGGTCTAATCAGGGAGCTAGGTCCCAGTTTAGCATCTTAAGAGGAGGGGGTACCGAGCAAGGGGTCGAAGTTGAGTGTGTTTATAATGCTAATGGGATTGACCTTTCTCCTTCTGCCGTTCTTAACGGTACGGCTGATGAATCTAACAAGACATCTGATTTGATGATTGGTGAATTTGCAGTAGACCTTTCGAGTAGAGATGACGTGCTATGGACATTACCTACTTCTTGGGGAGAGGGCTTCGGAGGTGGTAAGGTTACTATCTTTACTGCTTCAGGAGATACAGTTACTAGTGAATTCGATGCAACCGATATTAAATACGGAAAGTTAGTTGATGGTACCTACGATTATGCTAGTGGTATTAACGGTGACCTTTCGGCTGGAATGTCATTCGCTGACCCAGATGTAAAAGCTGCGGTCATTGGAGATGCAGCCCAAGCTAACGGTATTTACTCTTTTCTTAAGGAAGACATTGATGTCTCTATCTTAGCGATTCCTGGGTGTACTGAACAGAATATTGTCAATAACGCAATTTCTATTGCAGCGGATTCCCAAGAGTTCCTGTTTGTAACTAACCCTCCATTAGGGGTTACTTCCCCCCAAAATGCTATTGCATGGTCAAATGGAACTGCGGAAGGTCGAACTGCCGCGCTTAATAGTTCTTATGCCTGCGTGTACTGGCCTTGGGTGAAGTTATTTAATACCTTTACGCAAGTGGATGAGTACGTCTCCCCCGATATCTTTGCGATTCGACAGATGGCCTTTACTGATAACAATTTTGATGCTTGGTTCGCTCCTGCGGGTCTTGTGCGAGGTCGTTTGACGAAGCCTGTTGATGTGGAGATGGTTCTAACCCAAGGGGACCGAGATGCTCTCTACGGTCCTGGAAATATCATTAACCCTGTACAGAAGTTTGCCACTGAAGGTATTGTTCTGTGGGGTCAACGCACTACTCAAAGAACGGCAACTGCGCTTGACCGAATTAATGTTCGTCGCTTGATGATTGTCATTCGTAAGATGCTTATTGCATCCACGCGACAGTTCGTTTTCGAGCCTAACGACGCAGCAACTTGGAAGCGTATCGTCAACGCTGTTGAACCTATGATGGCTGACATTAAGAGCCGTCGAGGTGTGATAGATTTCAAGGTTATCTGTGACGGCACTACCAACACTCCAATCCGCATCGACAGAAGCGAGTTATGGTGTAAAGTAATTCTTCAGCCCACTAAAGCGGCGGAAGTTATCGTTTTCGAGCTTAACCTTACAAGCGCAACCCTGGGGCTTAACTTACCCTCATAGCTTGAAAGCTATATAAAATAGGAGAATAACAAATACTATGGTTAATGTAGACTTATCAGACTTTTTTGGCGAAACAGGCCGAGTCTTAGACGTAGCTGGCTTTACTGCTGGCACGGAACTATTTCATCGGTACGATTCATATCGTACATATAGCTGGCTAATCCGCATTAATGGGATTGGAGGCGTTGTAGGAAGTATTCTTGCAAACACTGGTCTAACCGACCCTGACAACGTTTTAACTCTTGCTGCGAAGCAAGTAGGCCAAATTGGCTACAGCGTTGAAGATATTATGGTTGACCGTGTTAACGACAAGTTTTACTATCCTGGGCGTCCGTCCACTGAAGAGACGGTTGTTACTTTTGACAACCTTCTTAAAGGTGATGCGGCTAAAGCACTTTTCAATTGGATGCGTACTACGTATGACCCAATTACGGGTACCCACTCAACTAGCGTTGCATCAAACATCGCAGGGCAGCTTATCCAAGGTGGAGGAGGCTTTAAGCGTACCGTAGATGTTGTTCTTCTAGACAACACTCGTAAACCTCAATGGGTTGCACGCTTATATGGCTGTTACCCTAAGAACTTTAGGCTTGCTGAGTTTAATTACTCTTCTAACGAATTCCATTCCATTGAGTGTACCCTAAGGTACGACATGGTTGGGTACTTCAAGAATGGTGATAATGTGTTCGAAGATATTCTCGCTCCCTTGACCTAATTTATAATTAGATTATATCTGAGGTGGCTCCTAAATATATTAGGAGCCACCTTTTTTTTTACATGACTACAAGCGTTTTTACTGAGCTACTCTCTTCCTACAGCGGACTTCGGAAGAGGACATGGACTCCGTCTACTTTAAATGAAGCGTTTGACCCTACGCCTGAGCAGCAAGCGGCTGTGGGGGAAATTGAAGCGACTTTTAAAGCCGCTCTTAGCGGTCAACTTCAATACAGTAAGGGTAAGAAGAAAAACATTAGTATGGTTTTAAAAGATGGGAAAGTAACCATCTCAGGGTCTAATGTAGGTAATAAAAGTCTTGATAACGCAGGCTGGCAAAATGAGTGGCCGAAACTTAGCCATTCAGGGTCATGGGCACGAAAACTTTTGAATGCGTGGGCTCCCGCAGAAGAGGAGGATAAGGCTCCCGCAGGAGAGGGGGATAAGGCTCCTACGCAGCCTGACCTTATTAACCGTGACGGTACTGGTGTGATTGGTAGTGCGGAGGGAGGTGTACAGTTCTCCCCCGAGCAACGTAAACTTGTAGAAGAATTCTTTGTAGACGAAAGAGGTATGAGCGAGGGCGCTGCGAAAGAGACTGTAAAGAAGCTAGAGAAGACTGTCAATACTCCTCGCAAAAATACTAGGATAGGTAGAGCGTTGGCTTCTATTATGGGCGGAGCTAGACGTGAAATGGCTAATAAGGCTAAGCAGCAAGCTCTTTTATGTGTCGTGTCTTTAGTTACGGCTCTTGAAAAAGTAGAAACTGTAAAATTAGCAGACGGTTCCCTTCACAGAATAATACCCGAAGGTAAGCTTACTATGGAGGAGAGGCAAGCCCTTAGAATTACTACTATTAGAGGTTCCACAGGTACAAAAGGAGTGTTCTTTGGTAGGTTAAATGCTGATGCCGAACTTTTCGACGCCTTGCAAGAACTTGCGCTTGAGGACCATAATACCTATGGCACTACGTTTGGTACGGGTTTAAATGAGAGCCTTGAGGGTTTACGAGGTGTACGTTTACTGCCTTCAGGAGTACTGCCAGAAACTATATCCGACGATGAAGCTTTAAAAGTCTACCCTATGGCTGTAGGTAAATCTAAATCATCAGGAAAAAATGATAGGGATGGTAAGCTTACTGAAGATATTGTAGAGATTAAAATTGCTCTTTTAGCGGGGGATAAAGAGCAACAGAGGGAGGCGCTTAAGCACCTACACCTTCGTTTAATGGACGCTCACACTTTATCGACTGCAAACACGGAGTACCTAGAGGCTGCTTTATTGAGCGATGAGTTCGACCAAATTGAATATTTTAAAAGGTTGCAGAGCCTCGGCGTAGGACCTGAAGACGAAATCCGAGCGGCTATGACAGAAGCCGCTATGCAAACAGAGCTGTTCTTCGAACTGGCGGGTATACCTAAAGATGGAGTTTTAGGTGTCTGCCGACCTTCTCAAGCTAGTGAGATGGGGTACAAATCTGATGTAGATATTATTCTTACACCCGAAGCTGTTGAAAAAATGAATGACCCTTTTAAAAGTGCTGTGTATAAAGATGCAAACGGTAACTATAAATTGAGTTTATCGGTCAAAAACTATAAAGCGTTGGATGGTGACACGGTAATAGGTTCTAGCTCTTTAAATAAGGCTTATGCTTCTATCCCTACGGCAGGCAAGGCCACTACCGCACAGATTGCTTTAGCACAACGTTACAGGTTAACGTCTGATAGGTTACATAGCTCTTTTTTAGATAGGGCCGTGAAATCTGAGGCTATGACAGCAGATGATGCGCAGAGTTGTGTTCAGGCGGTAGAGACTGACCGTGTAATGCGCGAGAACATTGAAGCTAAGATTGGAAATTTAAGTGACCCGAATAGAGCGGACCTTACAGCTTACTTATCAGAACTGGAAAGGTATCCTCCTTCTCATGCGGCTGGAACTAGCGTTGCCGATGGTCGTAAAGCTGACGCGGCTTATAAAGCGGAATTAAAAAGTATTAAGGCTAAGCTAAAGGAAAAAGGCCAATCAGGCGCGAGGTTTGCCGCTCTAAAGTTATGGCAGTTTCAACGAATGCAAAGGGCTCAAAGAGACCCTGAATATGCCCGAGCCGCTGCATATAATGATTTTGTATTTTCGGCTGGTACTTTTGATGATGAGGTTATGTTCAGAGGCTCTCCAGGGAATCTTACTCTTAGCACTAATCATGGTATATACGATGGAGTAGCACAAAGACTCTTTGCAGGTAATGGAACAGCTTCCCTTACTGCGAGCAGTTCTCAAATTCATGACGCTGATGGTAATACTATTTCGGATACGAGGGTAACTGCCAAGAAGACGGGTAATGGAGGTCGTAAACTTCAAGGGGAAGCTAAACTCCCCACTGAAGGAAGAAAGGCGTTTGCGACTACCACACCTTTAACTAGAAAGCCTGACCTCGAAGATTGGGATAGCAAAGAAACTTCTGAAACGCCTCCCCCTCCTCTCAAGAAGAAGTCTTCCAAGAAGAAGTCTTCTAAGAGAAAGGTTTCTAATAAGAAAAAGTCCGTGGGAGAGTCCGTTGAAGGTACTATGGGAGAAGACCCAGAAAGTCAAGAAGAAGAGTCCTTTACAGGGTCTCCTTTTTCCCGTATCCTACAGAAACTCCCTCCTATGGAGGTGGGGGACCCTCAACAGGTTGGAGATAAGCTTATTACTACCCTATTCCCTTTCTGTTTAAAAGTCAAACATGAGGGTGAGGAGTTTGAGGGTGGTTTCCCTGGTAAAAGTAAAGCTCTCAAAGCGTTAGCCCTCATTCGTCTCCTCGCTAAAGAGCAAGGAGAGACTATTGACGCTAAGGTAGTGGATTACGATGCGGGTAGAGTCTTTAGTTGAACCAGAAGGCTTCAGGCAGCGCTAGAACGTCTTTAAGGAGATACACGTAATAGTTGTCGCCTACAACAACGAAGTGCGTTAGACACGCTAAGGGACCGTCTACGACGACAAGCTCTTTACGCCTGTCCTTCTTGTAGATAAGCATCCACTCCCTAGAGCATCTTTGAGCATCCCCTTTGGCTTGTTCAATAAACTTGAAGAAGTTACTGGTAGGTTTGAACAGGTCATCAAGCTCTAGCGTATAGCCACTCTTACATTCGATAGTATATTTGAAATTTTGTGGCGTTATTAGGTCTCCATGGACTATAAGATGTTGTGGGAGTTGATGGGTTGACCCAAATGCTCCCGAACCAGGGGTCCTGTTAAACTCGGTAGTTTTAAACCGCTCATTAAACATTTGAGCCATTTTTCTTTCGAAGTTAGCACCCTTTCTCTTACTATTAACCCTCGGCTTTTTGCCGAATTCCCCATTCCCTAAGATATTTCTTAAATTGGACATATTCTATGAAAGTCGAAAAAACCAAAATAAACCTAAAAACTAATGATTGGGTTTTTAAAATCCGTAATGAAGGAAGACGTATGAAGATTTACATGAAACTAACTCAAGCAGAATCATCTCAATGGAACGCAGTAAAAGGCGCGGTAATTGGGAAGGATTCTAAAATGTCCGATGGCGAGTTCGCTAAAGTTATGATGTTCCGTGGGCTTAATAGCTTTATGGATGATGTTAATAAGGCTATCGAGGGCATGTCCGAAGAAGAGAAAGCCGAAGTACTGGAAACTGCTGGCGTACAGCCTGTTGACTCCGAAGTTGTTTTAGAAGTCCCTAACCTGAGCGAACTCGATGCGAGTATTGAAAAGTCTAACAGCTAAAGACGAAAAGGTTCTTAATTCCCTTTTAAAGAATAAGAAGAGTAGTAGTTACACCTTATTGTATTATTCCGACTGGGATAAATGGTCTAATAAGGTGATAAAGGAGGCTGAGGCGTGGGCTTCTAAAGAGGGGGACGAGGTGTGTTACCTTATCTCTAGCTGGGAACTACCCCACGCGTTTGCTGCTTTCTCTATTTCTAGCGCACCTACTGTAGTAGAGGTTATTAACGGAGATATTAAAGTCTACGTTGAGTACCCTAGAGTGCATAGCTTCTTTAACCCTAGACCGAAGAAGAAGAAAAAGAAGAAGGTGCGTAAGGGTCCTCGTATTCCCGCGTAGCGTTTAGGTTTGGGCCTAGGATGGCGTCCTTATAATCTTGAAGCTTCTTGTGGTACTTTTTATCCTTAGTGTATATCAACTTTAGGTTGTTTACAATAACTGTCGTGAAGTAGTTGAAAGCTGAACCATTTCCAGACTTAAAGTTCTTTAATGTCTTGAATACCAGCATGAAGCATTCTTGCTTAGCATCGTCAGGGTCTACCTTAAACTTAAAAGACTTTAAAATGTTTGTAATAAGTATATCAAGCAACATTACTAGTTCAGTTTCGTGCTCCTCAGGGTCCACTAAATAGAGCTTAATAATCTCTTCGAATCTTTTATTGTCGAGGTAATGATTTTTTTTCTTCACCATAACCTGTTATAGACGATGAATATAGACGAACTACTAGAAAGTTTTGAAAAAACTGAGAATGCTCACCTTGATACGGTGGGTTCAGAGCATATTATGCTCATTCACGACTCTTGTGTTAATCAGCGAGGTCAAGTTTTTTCATTTAAAGACAACGAATTTGGGGTCTTAACCCAACTACTTGAAAAGACTAAACTAAAACGGGACGAGTATCAGTTTGTTGCCGCTATCAAATCCCTAGGGGTTTCTGAGAAAGATGCGACTACTGCAATGATTCATGAGAATCGCCCCCTCCTAGAAGACAACATCAAGACCGCTGACCCAGACCTTATCTTCGTACTAGGAAATCTAGCCATGAAGACTCTTTTGAGGAAGTCTGGTATTGGCACTAAGAGAGGTAAGGAGTTTTGGATTGATGTGGATGGTAAGAGTGTTCCTGTAGTGCCTCTTTACCACCCATTCTCTATTTACTCAGAGCCTAAACTTAGGACTCTCTTTATACAGGATATAGATAACGCTTATGATAAGTTTATTCTAGGTAAAAATAAACTAGCCAACTCGACTTATAATCTTCACAACGATGTTGACTCCGCGCTTAAAGCTATGAAGCACGCCTGTACTAAGGATATCGTTTCAATTGATATTGAAACTACAGGGCTGGACTACAAAAAAGATAAGATTACATCCATTGGTCTTGCTACTGGAGATAGAGAAGCCTTCGTTATCCCAATTTATCATAGAGAGTCCGAACTTTCTGATGATGATATCTCACGTGTCCGTGACAGCTTTACGCTGCTTTTGAAGGACCCCTCCATCGGTAAAATCTTTCATAACTGCAAGTTTGATTTAAAGTTCCTTAAAAACTGGGGAGTTCCTACCTTTAACAACATACATGACACTCAAATCATGCACTCTCTCGTAGATGAGAATAAACCTCACGGTCTTATGGATATAGTAAAGGAACATTGGCCTAGGGAACTTGAAGAGTTTTAAAATGATTATGAAAATTGACCCCCAAGGCCGAAAAGCTGCTACGAACGGTGCAAAGTTCGAAGATATAATTGAAGATGCTATAACTCAAGCTCTAGAAATCCCTAGCCGTAAATGGCCTAAAGAAGAGGAGCGGCTTACTACTGATAATGTTCTACTAAAGAACGCACCTTACGAGAGCATTTACGGTACTAAATGTAGAAGTGAGTTTCTTTTGCGGTACCAGGGACGCGATATACGCATTGAATGTAAGTATCAGCAGTCAGCAGGAAGCGTTGACGAGAAGCTTCCATACTTAATGATGAATTTCACTCAAAAAGTAGATGAGGCAGAGACTATTATAATAACACACGGCGACGGCTTTCGTGACGGGGCGATTAATTGGCTCCGAGAATCATGCAGAGATACAAAGTGTAAAGTATTCACCCTCCTAGAATTTACCTTATACCTCGAAAACCTACGCAATGCTAACAGTAGCCAAACAAGCTAAGAAAGACCCAGATTTTTGGGCTAACATGCCCTTAGATGATTTGGCGTTTGGTAACGCCATGGATTGCGATTTTACGCTCAGGGCTTATCATGTGCTTAAACAGCAGATGAAGGAGAAGGAGGTTCATAAAGTTTATGATAATCTTCTAAAGGACATCCTTGTTATCTTAAGCATGGTTGAGAACTTTGGTATTAAGGTAGATACTGATTATCTTAAAGTTCTAGATGATACCCTTATTACTGAGTTAGAGGACCTTAAAGCCAAGATTCAAGAGCTATCTCCCGTAGGGGAAGTAAACCCTAACTCTATACCAGAGATGGGGTCATTATTGTTTACATCCGATGGGTTTGATTTAACTCCTAGTATGTTCTCTGAGAAGACTAGGATGCCTCAGATTAGTGACGAGCATTTATCCGAGGTTTTAGCGGCTACTACCAACAAAAAAGCAAAGGAGTTTATTCAAACTCTTCTAAAATATAAGTACCGTACTAAACAGCATAGAACTTACGTTAAAGGTGTAGAGAAAGCTATTGAGTATAATGAGGATGGTAGAATCTACTCGCAGTATAACTTCGCCACTGTGGTTACGGGAAGACTGTCTTGCTCCACTTACAATGTAAGCGGTAAAAAGAAGGGAGTATCTTTCCATACACTGCCAAGAGATGTTGAGGGGGATGCTGTTAATATCCGTAAACTTATGGTAGCCGACCCAGGGAAGGCATTTCTCGCCGCAGACTTCTCTCAAGCGGAGCTTCGGGTACTTGCACAATGCTGCGGAGATAAAGCTCTCATCCAAGCATTCAATTCAGGAAAAGACCTGCACAGGTTTACAGCATCTTTGGTGTTTGGAAAGAATGCCGATGATGTGACCAAGGAGGAGCGTCAGATTGCAAAGTCCGTTAGCTTCCTTATCGTGTATGGAGGGGGTCCTAACAAGCTCTCTCAGCAGATAGGTAAGAGTGTAGGCTATTGCAAGGGTATTTTTAAAGCTTATCAGGACTCATTCCCTAAGGTTTTCAAATGGATTACTAGTATTCACAAGTTCATTAAGGAAAACTCTTACGCGGTTAGTATTTTTGGCAGACGTAGGCACCTACCTAATATTAAGAGCCCCCTTAAGAAATACCAATATCGCGCCCTTCGGCAAGGTATGAACTTCGTCATTCAAAGTTCTGCCTCGGACCTTATGCTTCATTCTATCCGCAGATTACACAAGTACAGAGCAGCTACGGGCTTAGATTTTGATATCTTAGCAACAGTACACGACTCAGTAGAGGTACAATGCGATAAAAAGGATATAGAGAAAGTAGCTACGCTACTCAAAGTGGTCTTACCTATGACTGATGATTTTAAGGGGATGTACGGAATTGATTTCGTAGTACCCTTTGAAGTAGATGTTGAGGTTGGTACGTCCTTCGGACACTTAATGGAGGCTGAGTTTAGCCCCAAAGGTAAATTACTTAATGCCCCGAAAATTCAATCATTCTTCCAAGATGCATAGAACAGTTCTTTTAACTGACCTGCACTTAAGGTCAGACTACATGCCTGGATATCTAGAGTCTCAGATTTCCACCCTTACGAAGCTCGTAAACAGGAAACCCCCAGACTCAGTTATAATCAATGGCGATATCTTCCATAGAAGGAATCCAAAAGGTGCTGAATTATTAGCTTTTAGACAGTTACTAGAAGGTCTTCATACTAAAAAAATATACATTAACCGTGGTAATCACGACACCATAGCTAAAGACGGTTCTACGAAAACTACTTTATCCTTGTTTTCTGATATTGCAACTGTATTTTCAGAAACTACAACCGTTCGTCTTGATACCGTAGATTTCGATTTCATACCTCATTACGAGGACGAGCGACTCATAGTGCGGGACCTTAAAGCCAGTACTAATCATGTCTTCGGCCACTTCGGGTTTGACGGTTGTGTGGCTAATGGTTCTTACGAGTATGAGTCTTATATTAAAAGGTCTCATTTCGGTAAGAAACGTTTGGTTTTCCTAGGTCATATACACAAACCAAAGATTTACGGTAAAAATGTCTATGTGCTTGGGACACAGTATTCAACCTCCTTCGGGGAGGCTAATGCACAGAAGTACATACACGAACTAATTATTCGAAATGGGGAGGTGGAAGTTATCCGTAAACCTATTGATTTCGGTATTCGACACGTCACCTCTACGCTGCATTCTATTGAAGCTGACTCACAACGTTACCGCTTCGACTCGTTCTTTACTATTTTACGAGTTAAATTAGATACTCTTGACGCTGCTAGTGAAAAAGAGTTAACAGAAATTCTACTAAAGAAACATAAAGTAAATCACTTGGAAATTGTCTTTGATGATGTACTTCCGAAGTATGAAGTATCACATATAGATTACGATTCGCTGTTGACGGTTGACGATAATATTATCCACGAATACATTGATAATGCAAACACTATTTTCTCCAAGGCTGAGTTACTAGATGCTTTAGAGGAGATACGAGAATATGAAACTTAATACAATAAAAATAGAAAACTTCTTATCTATTGAAGAAGCAGAGGTAGACTTCGAGGATTTCTCGGAGCTTGTCCGTGTAGTTGGAGTTAATAACGATACCAAGCCAAAGTCTTCAAATGGTGCTGGGAAGAGTAGCATTATTGAGGCTGTTGCATTTGCTTTATTCGGAAAGACTATCAGGAAGACTACGGAAAAGAGCCTCGGCAATCTTAATACGAAAGGTAAATGCAGAGTAACCATACGAGTTAACGATAACGTGGTTATTGAGAGGACTAAAAAGCCTCCCATGCTTAAAGTAATGGTTGACGGCGAGAACTGCACCAAAGAGGGGGTTAGTCAAACTCAAAAATATCTAGAGAGTATCCTTAATACGAATTCGTCCGTATTTTTAGCCTCGATAGTTTTCGGTCAAGGGAACTCCACCAACTTCCTCACCGCAAGCGCGGAAGAGAAGAGAACCATCATCCAGAACTTTCTAAGCGTCTCTGAGTTGTTTAAGCAGAGGCAACACATTAAGGCGATAAAATCAAAGAACAATAACGATAAGAAAGTATACAGCACCTTAGTTGATGATGCTAACTTTAAATTGGGTGTTATACGTGACCGTAAAAATGACCTTACGAAGATGTGTAAGGAGGCTGATAAATCCCTTACCCCCGAAAAGCTTGCTTTTGTTAAAAGCCATACCATTTCAGAGATACAAGAGATAGAGCGCAAGAACCATGATTTAGAGGTAGAGTATAACCGTCTACTTTCCAAGAAAAATGAGGTTCGTGGTATTGCGGAACGTGCCTTAGCGCGTATTGAAAAATACGAGAACGGTAAATGCGAACATTGTGATAAAGTATCTTTCCATATCTGGGAAATGTTACAAGAAGATAAAAAAATCGCTAAGCAATCAGGCGAGGATATGGAGGACATATTACCCTTTGTTCATAAGATAAGGAAGGAGTTGTCAGAAGTCAAACTTCCTATCCAGCTTGAGGATTTCGACCTTATCGAAAAGGTTAAATCTTTTGAAGCGGAAATTGAAATATTAAAAGGTCAACTCAAGACTCAGAAGCAGATATGTAAAGAGCATATAGAGGATATGTCTACTGCTCAAAAGCAGTACGACCTTATGAGGTTCTGGGAGACTGCATTCTCAGAACAAGGTTTAGTTAAGTATGTTATCCGTAATATCCTTTCATTCTTCAATGAGCGTTCTAATTACTATCTTGGGTTTCTAACTCAAGGTAATTTCTCCATAGAATTTGATGACCTGCTACAAGAAACTATCCTCAATAAAAAGAAGACTTCTTATTTCAGTACGTTGTCTGGGGGAGAAAAGAAGAAACTATCCCTTTCCGTCATGCTGGCTCTAAACGACCTCCTTCTCCTTACAGGAAAGGAAAGGTCCAATGTCGTATTCTTTGACGAAATCGCTGACTCGCTAGATGAGGAGGGTATAAAAGGGTTGTATGAGTTAATACAACAAATAACCTTAACGAAAAGATTATTTATTATAACTCATAACGATAATTTGACGTCTCTTATAGAAGACTGGTCGGATATCTTAGAAGTTACTAAGGAGAACCACATCTCAAAGGTTAAAAAACTATAATGCCTATTTATAACCATATTTGTTTAAACTGTCGTACTGCTACCGAATTAATTATTTCCTTTACTGATTACGCTGATATTGAAAAAGAGTTTGGGCGTTCTGAGAGCGGTAATATTAGATTTCCATGCGGTGAGGGTGAGTGTAAGGGGTGGTCTGAAAGAGATTACTCCTTGGGAGTAGCCAATGTCTCAGTTAAGGGGGGTTACTTGTTCCAAACTAGGTCCTACCGCGCTGATGCGGAGCATGAATGGATGAGGAAAGAAATTGCCGCTGCCAAAAATAGCATTTTAGGGGGGGAGGAAGAACATTCTGACTATAACTCTCAAAGACCCTATGCAGGGTACACTCTAGATGAGCAAGGGGCTAAAGATATGGGTTTTAATCGCGTAAGTGATACAGAAGCTAAAGCCCGTGCCGAGGTGTCTAAAAAATCAGTAGGCAAAGAAGTTGAAGGTGTTGAAAAGGCTCGAAAAAGTACTATAATAGAAGACTAATGATATTTATAAAAATCTTAAACACGTCTAAGAATCCTACTCCTAAGTTTCATACAGAGGGGTCCGCTGGGTTCGATTTAGCTATAACTGAGGATGCTGTCATACCTACGGGTACCACAAAAATACTAGGTACTGGTATTCATATCATTATCCCTAAAGGGTACGAAGGTCAGTTACGGTTACGAAGCTCTATGTGTAAGCGTGGGTGTGTTATACCTAACTCTCCAGGCACCATAGATTCGGATTATCGTGGTGAGGTAAAGATTGCCCTTTCGTGTATTTCCCCCCCTAATACTACAGTAAAGGCTGGCGAACGTATAGCTCAGCTAGTGCTATCTAAACTGCCTACCGCAATCCTTCAAGAGGTGACGGCCGCTGAGTTTATAGAGGAAGAGACTTTTAGGGGTTCTGGGGGTTTTGGCAGTACGGGGTCAGGAATTAACATGACGGGACTATAATAGGTCGTGGCTTACAAATTTCAAGATTCAATTCAAAGGGGTATCATTTATCTGGCAAAATCTGACGAGGCTTTCCTCTTGCAGATTATGCCAATGGTCAAGGACGAGTACTTCGAGTTCCCGTCCCACCAAAAGATGTATACCGTCATCACCAATTTCTTCCTACAATACAAGAAGCTCCCAACGGACGACCAGCTTCTAGAAGAAACCAAGTCTACTTTAACCTCTAATGAGTTATTCGGAGATTACCGAGACGAGTTAGGGGCTATTAATGGGCTTGATGAAAAATCTATTGATAACCAGGAGTTCTATCTTGATAAGGTAGAGGAGTTTGCTAAGGAGCAGGCTGTTAAGGATGCTATTCTTAAATCCGTTGACCACCTAAAGAAAAAGAATTTTGGAGCTATTGAAGAGGAGGTTAGGAATGCGTTTTCTGTTAATAGAAACGTTGACCTAGGAACCGATTACTTTACCGATGTTAAAGAAAGGTGGGAGCGTCTAAATAATGCCGCTATCGTTCCTAAGTTCCGTACCCCTTTCGAGAGTATTAACGAGGCTCTTGAGGGCGGTCTTGCACATAAAGAGATGGCTATGGTTGTAGCCCCCCCAGGGGTAGGTAAGTCCTTGTTCTTGGCAAATCAAGCTGCCCGTTCTGTATTGGATGGGCATAATGTTCTGTACATCTCTCTTGAAATGGCAGAGGATAGAGTTGCTCAAAGATTGGATAGTATCTTTACGAGAATTCAGCAAAAGGAATTGGCGAATCGTGTAGACGACATTGAAGAACGGTTGGATACTATTTCAAAGCAGTGGGAGGAACGAGGTCGTCTTGTTATTAAAGAGTTTCCCTGCAAGAGGCTTTCTGTTACTGGACTACGAGCTTACCTCAACCAGTTAAAGAACTATGAAGATTTTACTCCTGATGTAATTGTAATGGATTACCTTGAGTTGATGAAGACGGAGAAAGACATGGCGGAGTACGCAGGGCAAGAACGCCTCGCACAAGAACTTCGTGGGTGTGCTAGTGAGTACGAATGTCTTGTTTGGACTGCAACCCAAACGAATCGAGAAGGTAAAAAGGTCAGCATTATTACAGACTCGGAGCTTGCTGATTCGTATGGAAAAATCCGAGTTTGCGATTTAGTCTTTTCAATTAACCAAACCGAACAGGAATTCGATGAGGGTCTAGCTAGACTCTACCTTATGAAGTCTCGTAATGGTCGGGCAAGATTCATTACCCCCATCGCTATTGATTATACTAGACTAGTAATAACCCAAACCACATCAAATGACACCTAAATTCCCTAAGCTAGAACATCCTATGGTTGTTTATACTGGCATCAAAACATTTACTATTAAGCAACAAGGTCTTCTTAAGGATAACCTTTATGGTTGTGTTGATTTCCCTAAATGCCTTCTTACGATTGACCCCAATCAATGCCCTGAAGATTACAAAGGAACTCTACTTCATGAAATTTGCCATATAGGTTTTGATTGTTATGGGCTAGGAGATGATGATGAGATGCCTACACTAGGTAATGAGTACTTAACAACTGTAACTTCAAATATGATACAGCAATTTGCAGGGTTAAACCCTGAACTATTCACCTTTATTTTTAGTCCTCATGAATGATATTCAAACCACGTATCACAGCCTCGAAACTTCGTATTTGGATATAACTAAAAAGTATCTCAATATCAATGAGCATAGCGTAGAGCAGGCACTTCTTACTCATACAGGAGTATATGCATTTTTTGGCGCGGTTCTTGCTTACGCCAAACGGGAGATGGAGAACTTTGGGTTTAAGCGTGACCGTGAAGAGGCTAGGGTTAAAGAGGAAAGACGCCAAGAGTTTATAGGGGAGGGTAAGAAAGCTACCGACAGGGCTTTAGACTCCTACGTTATTACCTGCGAATCAGTAGCCAAAGCACAGCTTGCCTACCAAGAAGCATCGCACAAGTATTACTTAGCGAAAAACATCCTTAACTCCCTTGACCATCAGAAGGATATGCTAGTCCAAATATCTGCTAATAAACGAGCAGAATCCAAATTAATTGGGGATAATTACACCAGTTAGACTATAACAGAATGAAGGGAAAACGCACGCCACTCTGGCTTGTGATATCTATTCAAAACTAATTTCAACAATAAAAAAACAATGGTAAACTTAGACGAGCTACGTAAAAAGTACGAACAAATTCAGAAAGCCCAAAGTGGTGGCGGTAACGATGATTTCCTTAAGAAATTCTTCATGATGGAAGAAGGTACTTCGGTTATTCGTGTTCTCCCTCCTAAAGAAGAGGGTTCTGAATTCTACGCTGAGACGGCAATTCACCGTATCAACGATAAAAATCATCACTGCCCCCGAGTAAAAGGCGGCGACTGCCCTGTATGTGATTTGTATTTTCGATTGTGGAAGGTGGAAGGTCCGATGAAGGATGAGGCTCAAGACCTCGCTCGTCAGATTAAGCCCCGCAAACGTTATTACACAAATGTTGTAGACCGCCGAGACGGTAGTGTAAAGATTCTTTCCATGGGTATGAAGCTCTTCGGTAAGATTCTCGATTGCTTCTTTGATGAGGATTATGGTGATATTACTAGCTTGGAAGAAGGCTGGGATTTCAAGGTCGTGAAAGATACTCAAGGGCAGTGGCCTAATTACGACAAGTCTGGGCCTAAACCTAAACAGAGCCAAGCAGGTACTAAAAAAGAGGCTTCAGAATGGATGGATGAGCTTCATGATATTCATGGCCTTGTAAAGGTTGCTGAGTATGATGACCTTAAGACGATGGCAATGGAACTAGAGACTCTTGTGGCTGGTGGTCCAAGTGGAAAGGGGACTCCTGAGTCCAAGGATGATGACGACACTGATTTTCTATCCAACCTTAAAAGCCTTAAAGTAGACTAAAAATATGAAAAAAGACAAGTTGAAGATTTTAGCTTGTCCTGCAAACGAGGGAGGATGCGCGTATTATCGTGTCATCCTCCCTTGTAATAAATTGCAGGAGTTGCACTCTGATGAGGTTGAAGTCCGTATGGATATGAACCCTCTAGGATGGGATAAAGAAGCTATGCAAGCTAACCAAGATGGTAAGCCTGTTATTTTAAAGGATTGGACTCCTGAAAATATTGAATGGGCAGACGTAGTTTTCCATCAGAACATTCATAACTTCGGAGGTAATTACACTTTGGAGTTGATGCACCGCGCAGCGCTTGCAGGTAAGTTAACGCATTACGATAATGATGACTTGCTTACTGATTTGTATGAAGGTCATAGGTTGTTTGGCGCTTATAAAGATAATAAACTCGCAGACCTAACTAAGCGAATTTATGGTATGGTAGATATTGTATCAGTTACCCAGAGAAAGTTTGCGGAAAGGATAGCTGAGCATGTTGGTCGTGCTTTGGTTATTATTAAAAACGCAATCGACTTTAACCTGCCTGCATGGAATGAACTTAAGTTACCCCCGCCTAGAAAGAAGCTAACTAGGATAGGATGGGTTGGAGGTATTCACCATGAAGAGGATGTTAAGGAGTTCCCTGGAGTAGCAATGGCTGTAAACGCTAGAGCAGGTCCTGAGAATGTACATTGGGGTTGGTATGGTCGTCCTCCTATGCCTGTCAATAAGGAGACGGGTAAGCCTGAGCCTGACTGGCAACAAGATGTGTGGGATAATTATCAAAATATGTTGAGTCATGGTATTAGACATCACAATTTTCAAGTGTATGGAGCCCTACCTGCTGAGAATTATGGTAAGATGTACACTAACATTGATATCGCTATAGCCCCCCTTCAAATGAATAACTTCAATGACTCAAAATCTGAAATTAAGGTTGCTGAGTGTGGTAGGTATGGCGTACCTCTCGTAGCTTCTAATGTAGGGTGCTATGACGAGACTATCTTTAATGGTCATACAGGGTATCTTATTGATTCCGATAACCCTAAAAAGGACTGGGTTAGGTACCTTACCAAATGTATTAAGGACCCTAAACATACACGTGAGATGGGCCAGAACCTTAAAAAGGTAGTCGATAAGCATTTTGATATCAACAAAAATGTATACGGAAGAATTGAACTTTATAATGAGATTATAAAGGCCAAAGAAGGTACGCTTAAACA